ATGGTAGGGTTAGTGTATCGTTGACTGTGTAACCTGAACCAGACACTTCCATAACGATGTTTGTAACGACACCAGTAACACCGACTACAACAGTTGCTGTTGCACCTGCACCAGTGGTTGCTGTTCCAGCAGTTGCGACAGGCACTGAGAAGCCACTGCCTGTACCACCGATTGCTGCGGATGAGCAGGTTAGTACGTCTGCTGCAATGTAGTCACGACCAGGATTGGTGAGGGTTACGCTAGTAACACCACCACCCACTCCAACAACGATAGTTGCTTTTGCACCTGTACCGGTAACGCTACCAGTCAGCGCTACGTCGTTATAAGTACCAGCGGTATACAACGTACCAGCAACAACAGCCCCAAGAGTCTTGATGTGCTTGCTGGAAACTAGAGATACGTTGGTGTACGTGCCTGGAGTATATCCAGCACCAGCGTGACCAATGGTGTGTGTATCGATACCATTTACCACACCAGGGATGTAGCCGTTTGCACGGTTAAATTCGTTGATGTATGCGGCGACCATGTTTTCCAGAAGGATAGCGGAGTCGTCCATCGACTTGTTCCACATTGCGCGCAAGTTGGTGAGTGTGTCATCCAGGTTGACGTTAGCACGGATAACATATGCCAGGTTACCTACACCCAGATACTGGTTAAGGGCGAATAGACCATACTCGTTGCGAGCATCGCCGTGATGCGGGTTGCCAGCTGAGTCGGTAATGAAACGTGGAATACCGTACAGCTCTGTACTTTGCTTCAGCGAGGTAACGGTACGGATGACATCGTGTTCGTATGTACCAGCAGCCATTGAAACGCCGTCGGGTTGGGTTTTTTCATCAGCAGTAGCGATGAAGATAAGGGGGACGGTACGTGCAGCAGCAGGGATGAAGAACGATTCATCTGTGACTGTAACACTTACGCCAGGGGATACTAGGTTTGCCATTGTGGACTCCTTTGTCTATAATACGCACCAGTATTTATACCAAGGGTTCGTTCTGACCAAAAAGATATAAATAAGAGGTACCGTACGAGGAACACTATGACGTATAATCACCTAATACGAATTTTGATGAACCGTGGAATCATTCAACAGGATCACACTCTGAACCCAGTGTTTTACAAACGACTAATGGGTAACCCAGAATTAACACAAGTAGTGCTTAATTTGACTTCGTTTCTACGGGGAACCACGTGTCTTAAAACTCGGTTACACGCAATATTACAGGGGATAACAGCACAACCTGTGTGCGCAACGTGTGGGAAAGATGTGAGCATGAGGCTATCGGGAAAGTACCGTTTTACCTTCCCTACCCATTGTTCAGGTGCCTGTACCAGCAAAGACCCTGCAGTACTTGCCAAGCGTGCTGCTACTAACCAACAACGGTATGGCGCAAAGACATTTCTGGCGTCTGACGATTACTCGAAACTTAGGTCAGTATCCGCATCGAAGATTTCATTATAGTCAATACCCTGTGCATCCAAGTCAGCAATGATTTCATAGTTGTTGTCAAACGATGCATTTGATGCTACTGCTCCAACACGCAAGAAAATCTTTTTGACGATGCTGCTACGAACGTCACTTGGCGAATCGATGTACGCGGGAATCTCAAACGTCAGCGTACTCTGGATTATGCGGCTTTCCGTTCCTGTGGGGTAGTTGGAATCTGTGTTGATACCCGTTAGTTTGACGTGTGTTAAACGAGTCATATCGAACGGGGAATCGCTATGTTGGATGTTCAGTTGTGGGTCGAATAACGGCAATATCTGCTCCAGGATCTGCAGGTGTTGCTTGGTGTTACTAGACATAATCGACAGTTCCATCGTAAGATTGATGGGCAATGCTCGGCGCTGATGAATGGTTCTCATATCATCAGGTACAAGCCCCCCAACAGGAACATATGTATTGCGACGTTCTGTGCCGATGCCAGCATACCGATTCTCTGCCATATCAACAGACCGCATATATGCGGCCATAGTGGGCAAACGGATAGGTTTGTTCTGTGTCTGTTCGGCTATGATTGATGCAACTACACGATCGCGGTGGCCATACATAACTGGCACGTTGATTAGCCGCTCATCCTGGGTGGCACTCTTTCCAATCATTACTTGCAATCCTGTGAATATCGCCATAAATTGCAGAATATATGACTGTATTTGACCTGTGTAGTAGTATCCGTTTGGTGGCATTCCCATTATTTTATATCCTTCGCTGGTGTGGCGTTAGGTGATAGCAGGTATTCTTCCAGTACCGCTTTCTGGTTGTTGAATTGTTGACGGCGGTCAGTTTCAAGATACGTCCATCCACCCTTGGCACGGGAGTAACGGTACAGACGAGCAGGAATATCCTTGGATAGCCCTTCATACACTAGACGGTGGTAGTCCCCATCTGTGGCGGTAGCAGGTAGATCTGGCCCTTCGGTGTACGGTGCGTTGTTCTGCGGCATCGCATCCTCCACATACAGTCCCGTACGGTTGAGGCCGAACCGCGTAATGTTGTTGACGCCGTCCGCGACAGCCTGGGTTATGGTGGTCTGCTCCATCTCACGGATTACGTTAGATCCTTCACTACCGCGTTCTGGTACCACGGTGCGTGCTTCGTTCTTGATGGTGTGGGTAATGTCACTAATATCTTGCCACGCTGGGTTGTTACCGTCATCATTAGTGAATACACCCGAACTATCCACGTAGGTAGCCAAGTCACCGAAGATGTCTTGGGTTTCTTCCGTGGCCATAGCTGGTTGAGCAGTAATTTGCAGCAACAGTGGTTGCCATCCAGGGGTGTACGAGGTAGCATCCCATGTAACGTCTGTGACTTCTAAGTACCGCTTGATCGGGCGTAGTGTAGCAGAGTACTGTGTCTCGCTTGGAAGTTCCAAGATGTCTCCAACCACCACCGGACGTCCTAGTGTGGCTATACAGTTGTTGAAGTGCACCTTGATGGTGTATGTGATTGGGATGGCAGCACCAAACATCGTCAACTCTGTTTGTGGAGCTTGTACATCGTAGAAGCCTTTTAGTACCTGAGCTTCTTCTGCATAATCCCTGTTGCGGTTTTCCATCAGGATCTTGTCTTGGATATTATCCAGACGTGTGGCCGCGTAATCGTGCATTTCAATCGCTTGTACTGCCCACGTATCACACTCCATTCCTGTGAATTCGAGAGGACGAATCCTCCAGTAACGGCTAGGTACCGACTGTTTGAAATGTACAGTGTTGAGGCTGTCGTTGTTCGGAAGTGTCACAATCGCGACGCCGTACCACTGTGTTCCATTATCAGAACGCTCAATGCGTGCTTTGGTCACTCGGCTGGTTGCATTGGCACTTTGCTTGATCTTGATGGTAGTAATGTGCTTGCGTACATCAGCTTGCACCCCATAACGTTTTCTGCCTGTGGATATCTTGACTTCGCCGAAGTCATAACCAATATAGGCAGATGCAAGGATGGCATCGCTGCCCCCTTGTGCAGAACGCCATTCTGATTTTGTGGTGGTGAATGCAAGAGATGATGAACGACCCTGAGCGTCACCACCAGATATGGCCGTTCCACTACCCGTCAGGTCGGTAAGCAACGTCTGCTCGTGAATGCCGAGTAATCTGAACACGTTGACGACAGCGCCAGCAATGTTCAACTGTTCCCCAGCCACCTGGTCCATCATACACTGAGCTGCGTCGTTGGAAAGTTCCCAAGGACGACAGTTGTTCCAGGTAGACGGTGATGGGCAGCTTACGCCAGTAGTTGTGGTGGTGCACGTCATATGTTTATCCTAGCACAAATTGGGCGCCAATCCCGTAGTCCTCGGGCTTGTCGACTTGGTAGTTGTCGATTTCATCCATACACGCTTGGATATCTTCAGTAGCCTTTTGACGGAGATCAGATGCGTTTAGTGTTACTCCACCACCAGCACCTGGTAGTGAGGCATACTTACCACGAGTTTCAGCCAACATCAAACGGGCTTGGGCAGCTGCGTATTTACGAATCCACGGGCGGCACCAACGATCGGATATAATGTCTTGTTCCGTGCGTTCGATAGCGGCTTCGACTAGACACATACGCTCGTGGAATGGGAACCGTTGATGAATCCACAATTCGCGACGTTGCTCGTTCCAGGTAAATGTGATACGACCAGCGAACAGCATTTCCATCAGCTCAGTGTATTCAGCCATTAGGTGGAAGCTCAACAGGTCGAACGTGCCCATATTGTACAAGTGCTGTATGACGATCTGACCATATACACCAGCACCGTGTGCAGATGCTAGGAATGAGGACGTCAAACGATAAACACCCAACACCGTGACGATTTTATTCATCCCTTGTATTTTGTTGGTGAGCAAGTATCGTTGTGTTTCGGCGTTGATGTGAAGGAAGAAGAAGCCGCGTTTATACGCAACTGACGTCTTCGATCGAATCTCTTCGAGAGCCTTGGTAATCGCGTAGTCCAACTGTTCATTGGTCAGTTCCACATCAACAGTCGGATACCCAAGTTCATACCGGAGTTCATTCATCAACTTCAGTCGCTCATCGGGGGATCCGTCAGTACCAATACCCAACTCAAGGTATGATGATTCACGTGATACTCCATCCGTACCCGGCTGAGGTTGTTGAATGGTTGCATCGGTGTTCAGCGCTGCGAATAAGTTAACGTCTGTGATTTGTACCAAGGACAAGCTGCCTGGGTTGTTGTCGACAATTGTCAGGTTACCAGCGCAGTTTAGAGATGCGGTTGCTCGTGTAGTTGCTACCACCCACGTAGTTCCATCCCATACCATCAATGTATTGGTCGATGTGTCAAACCAGTAAGTGTCCTTAGTGGGAGTTAGTGGGCGGGTAGAATATACCAGCGACACCCAAGCTGTACCGTTCCATTGTGCTAGAGCACTGGTACTGGTGTCGAACCAGTAGGTACCAGCTGGTAGGGCTGTAGGATCATCCGTTGAAACAACCGGAGTAATCACCACCCAGGCCGTACCATTCCATTCGTTGGCTATCCCCGTTGTCGGCTGTAGCCATACTGTACCGACTGGCAGCCCAACAGTAGGGTCGGTTGCCCAGTTGATGAATGGGGTGTCAATGAAGCATACATCTGTCCAGATTGCCAGTGTTTGTGTATCAGGATCGTACCAGGCACTACCGTTTGTGATGGTGGGTGCGTCCGATGGATCGGTGTCTTGTTGGTAGAACTCGGTTACAGGCACCCACGTTGATTGAACTCCATTCCACATAGACAGCACGTCTGTGTCGGTGTTCCACCACAGTTCATTGCTCTCAATGTCGGTAGGGTCTGATGGGAATACGATAACGTCTAACTGTACCCACGTTGATGTGGTGGAGCTGTATTGGAACAGCTCCAGTGTAGTAGGATTGTACCAGTACTTACCGTTGGCAGGTACGAGCGGTGCATTCTCAGATATGGATACGTTGGTAGCTTGTGTCCACGATGCGCCAGTACGCATAAACAGTTGGCTCGATGCCTCGTTGAACCAATACGTGCCATCAGGCAGTGCGTTGGGAGCGATGTGATATTGAACTGCCGTGGTAACAGTCCACATCATAAGGATGTCGTCCCACTCTGATAGAGTTGAACGGATTGTATCGTACCAGTATGCACCACACGCCGGTGTAATTCCAAAAGATGGGTTGTCGACCTGAATGTATGTTACTGCAGGCTCCCAGGTTACACCATTCCAACGGTAAGCTGTGGTCCCGTTGAACCAATACGTGCCACATTCCGGAGATGTAGGGTCGGTGTCAATACGGATGTATGGAGTGGTTACCCACGCTGCGCCATTGTACTTTTTCAGCACGTGTGTGTCTGGGTGATACCAGTAAGTACCGCTTGCAACGATGTTTGGTGCAGTGTTAGACCGAATGTGTTCTTGCTCAACGTGTTGGTACCCATCCCACAAGAACAGTTTTTTAGCAGCTACATTGTAGAAGTATGCGTTGGTATTGGGTGGTTGAGGACCCATGGCTGGGTGATCCAGCATCGACAGTTGCTTGTTGATCTCATCGACCATAGCACCATACGTGCCGGCCGTTTCGCCCATTACACTAATCGTGTACGTGGCTGTCGATGGGAGGCACGGCAGGTTATACGTTGGTCCTTGTGGAGCTGGTATAGTACCAAGCTGTAGGTCGAACGTGTACTCGATGTTGCTTACTAGGCCTGTGACGTCGGTGGATTGAACTCCAACACCACCATTGAATGCTACA